AAATAGAGAAGTTGTTGCCAGACAAGATTTCGGCTAACCAAAAGGACAGTGCGGCAAACAAGTTAGTAGCCAATGTAAACAAAGTTCTGGATGTTATTTCAAAAACGGCCTCGGCGTCTGAGGAAAAAGTAGTTTCGGTAAGGATAGAAGGCGACAGACTTGTTTTTGATGTTATCAACGACAAGGGTGTGGCGGTTACAAAATCTCGACACGTAGATAGTGATCTAAATATCGCACAAGAAGTAGGTAAAATTCTGGCCAACGTAGGCAAGAAGTTAGGTTTGGGAGAACACAATGTCTCAGAAAGATTCGGCTATAGTTCTAAGGAGCAACGACTACAAGAAGCCATAGACTACCAGAAAGCTCTAATAAACCAGCAGGAGATAGATCCTTTTGTAGAGAAGGGTTACATTAAAGCGGGTGGGGGATATTACAGAAAGACGGACAACGGTCGTTATTCTTTCGTAGACAAAGACAAGATTCCACAAAGTGTATTAAGAGAAATAGGATCTGATGAAAAGTTCCAACAGGAAACAAAAATAGTAGATACCAAAAACACAGTCACACCTTTTGACGAGGAGATTAAAAAGGTCTTTGGAGACATATCGGAAGATGCCAAAAGAGTACTGAGATATACAGACAAAAATGGTGTAGTTCGTGGAGAGAACACAGGATTTCAAACGGGGCCAGAGGTGGATATTCCAAACAATGATGGAACGATAGACAGAGGTTTGTATAGAATTAACTCCAGACACTTCTACCCCTCAGAAGTAAAACGCAGAAAGAAAAAGCTTGATGCTGCTGGAATTACATCTTATGAAGACATGTATGATCCGGTCTTGAACATCAGAATGGCAAAGATTATATATGACGAACAGGGGTGGAGAGCATGGTATGCAGCCCCCCCAGATCTGGTATCAAACTAGACAATAAACAAAACCAACAATCATAATTAACCATGGCAAACTTAATTACAAAATATTGGACAATTATAATAACTATTATTTCCATTGTTGCTATTTTTGTTACCCTGCAATCTAACGTACAGGCAAATGAAAATAGAATAGAGGGACTAGAAAAAAAGTTGGAGCTAATACTAACAATCAACCAAACCATTCTTATTAGACAAGCTGAAATGCAAAAGGATATAGAGTTTATAAAAATTAACATACAGTGACAATTAACTTCAAACCATCACCTAATTTTGATACAAACAGAAAGCCAATAGATCGAATTGTTATCCACTGGTTCGGAATTGGAACGCTTGCTTCAGCCAACAAAAGATTTCTTGACCCCAACTCTGGAGTATCTGCACATTACGGAATATCAGACAAAACTGTTTACCAGTGGGTATTAGACAAGAATGTCGCATACCACGCTGGCAACTACGAAATGAATCAAAGAAGTATAGGCATAGAACACGACGCAGGTATAGACCCAGCACATGACCTATCAGAGGCCTCTTACAATACGTCTGGTGAGCTCATACGCATTGTCTGTGAGCGACATAGCATCCCACTAGATCGTGAACACATAATCGCCCATAAAGAAGTAAAGGCAACTCAGTGCCCAGGCACGGTGGATATAAACAGACTAATAAGTATAGCGAAGGGCGGTGATCTTGTGTTTACATCTAAGACTAAGGTTCCCATTGGTGGAGTATGGGGCGAACCGGAGCTTCAAGCATTGCGCTCAATTTTGAATGACCAGAAGCGAAGTATTGACAGCCTAAGCAAAGACAGTGATAAACTAAAGGGAGACGTGTTAAAACTAACAGAGGAAGTAAATAAATTAAAGAGCAGTGTTAAGGAGGGTTTTTCCAATCCTATTGCTAACCTTTTTTATCAAGTCGCATTAGCGTTTGAGAAATAGGTTAGGTTATGACAAAAAAATATCCGATAGAGGATGCGGCAGAACAAACACTGAAAACAGTTGCAAGGTTCTTTAAGGAAATAGTAATTGAACTTAGAGATTGGCGGAGATTTATGATGAAAATACCTAGAAGAAAAAATGAAAGGATATGGTGGTTTTTAATATCAACAACATGGCTCGCAAGCTGGACAACTTTAATAGCAGTAATTTTTGGTAGGAGGTGAGTATTTATGGCAGCTAAGAAAGGCCTTTTAGTTAATCTTTGGGATAAGTATGATGACTTCGTTTTGGAAGCATTAAGGATCGGGGTGTTAGCAGCTCTTTCGGCAATAGTCGTATATGTTCTTAATCTACTTTCACTTTATAATGGAGACCAGGCACAATTCGTTGCAGTATTGACTTTAGTATTGAAGTCAGCAGACAGATGGCTCCATGAGAAGGGGGTCGCACAGAAAGGAATAGCGAGGTTCTAATGAGAGAACGGGTAAGCGTACATGAACAGGAAAAGGATTATAGTTGTGGTTCAGCGTCCCTTAAAATGGCTTATGAAGCTTTCTATCACTACGTAGACGAGGCGCAAATAGCCCGAGAAATGAAGCTTACTTCAGAAGGTGCATCTTGGGCGCAGATGGTTCACAATGCGGGTAACAATGGATTTTCAACACACTTCGAAAGAGAATCCTCTTGGAATAGTCTTAAATACTTTTGGAAAACGGGTAGCGTTGTAGTAGTATGTTACCAGTCGGGAGAGGAAGAAAATATGGGATCACACTTTTCCCCGATACAAGAAATCAGCGATAGACATATAAGCTTAGCTGATCCAGCGATGGGAAGAATTGTAGACATGAAAAGAAAAGATTTTGAAAACAGATGGTATGACGATGAGGGACTAAGAAGTTATATGGCAATCACAAAAACCAATCCGAACAAAGGGAGAATAGAAGACTACTAATATGGTAGAACGGGGAAAAAAAGATAGACAAGTTAGAGGCGGAGGCTCTTTGGCTGAAGAAGTACGACTATCCTATTGCATGGAGCATCGAACTATCAAGACTAGAAAATGATTTGGGTTTGCTCCATAAAAAACGGTTAAGTCGTTTCTTTTACGACTTAAATGGAAAGGTTCATGTACAGAGTTCACAATGAAGCAGTCAAGCGTGGTACATGGCACATATACACTTTAAAAAGAACTCCTGTTGAAGGTGATACTTTTGAAAAAAGTGATATGGAACTCAGGTTTATCTCTCAATCTTCAGCAGAGGATATATTGGGCATGGCTATTGCTAATAGGCTTGCTGATGAAGGCCGTATAGTGGCCATAATTCACCACCCAGACGATGAATGTGAATTTGAGGGATTTAATGTGGACGTATGACAAGAGAAAGGGACAGGGGTTTAACCAAAGGCCAGAGGTTAGCCATTCTAAGAAGGGATAATTATATGTCACAAATGCGCCACTATAGTGAAGAAAAAGGTTGGTATAAGAACTATGCTTGCCCCTATGATGGTAAGAAATGCGATCATCTGCACGTTCACCACATTGTACCTAAGCACATTGGCGGTGAGGATGTACCAGATAATTTAATTACCCTTTATGAATGTGAACATACTGGGCGTTGCCCCGGTAGAAGAATAATAAATGGCTGAACGGTATGCTAATAAAGACAAAAGGTTTATAGTCCATCCAGATATGATAGAAGCATTTACAGGATATGATGGGACTAAAGATTCCTTTAAAAGAGTGTTTAGTAAAAGAGATAAACAAGTGGCCGACGGTGAAGTATTTTGGAACGCAGACCATGATGAAGAACTTGCACAGACAGCTAAAGAGAATACAGACAATGCTATAGCCAGAGGTTGGCGATTCCCTAAGAGGAAAAAACGTGGAAAGACTAGTATTGGGTGATTGTTTAGAAGTAATGAAAACACTAGATGATAATAGTGTGGATTCGGTGGTAACAGATCCGCCCTATGGACTTAGCTTTATGGGCAAGAAATGGGACTATGATGTCCCAGGGGTAGAAATATGGAAAGAATGTCTACGGGTATTAAAACCAGGTGGACATTTATTAAGTTTTGCAGGTACAAGAACTCAACACAGAATGGCTGTAAACATAGAGGACGTAGGCTTTGAGATAAGAGATATGATTGCTTGGGTATATGGTTCAGGATTTCCTAAGTCTTTGAATATAGGTAAGGCAGTAGATAAGTTGCAGGGGAATGAGAGAGAGAAAGTCGGTGAAAGTAGAAATGGTAGCAACTCTTTAATGGGCGGGTTATCTAATACCGAAACTTCTACAGTTCAAGATATAACCAAAGGCACTTCCGAATGGGAAGGCTGGGGAACAGCACTTAAACCAGCACTAGAACCCATCACCGTAGCTCGTAAACCTTTAAGTGAAAAGACAGTAGCAGAGAATGTACTTAAATGGGGAAC